AAGCCGATCCAATGCTTGTGGCTTAACACAGATCTTACCAAAATACTCCGGAGGATTCCGAAATAGATTTGGCAAGAAACTTACGTGCAAACAACTGTACAATCCAGAGACTAGTATTAAAAGAGGTACAAAAATTTTAGGTTATTTCTTAGATCGATACAATGATAACTATAAAAGAAGCTTGTGTTCGTATAACGCAGGCTGGTCTCGTTGTCGAAAAAGAAATGGTACTCACAAAGGCTATCGTTATGCAAAAAAGGTAGTGAAGCTGGCAAAGAGGATCGACAGAGAGGTCGCAAAGATCCAATCCGATGATCTAGGTTATGTCGACGTGCCCGGATGTTATGAATAAGCATGAATATCAGTTTGATGAAGTTGTAATAGGAAACTCGCTAGCGGCTCTAACATACAGTTACTTAAATTCGGTACCTTTAATATATAATGGAGACTCTAAGCCTCAGTTCTTTGATTTCTTCGACTCAGAGTTTGAATTAGACAAACTACATCTAGAAACTATGAATTACGAACTTAATGGCATAGAGTCTACAAAAATTGTTGGTCATTCAAAACTTAAAGTTTGGGAACATCTAATGTTCGTCTTATCTTTATCTGGTCACATACCATTTTCAAATAAAGTTTCTACAATTCGTATAGAAGACGATAACGTATTAAAAGTAACAACAAAGAAGTTTCGAGTGATAAGAGCTAAGTTTAAAAAACTAAGAATCTTTGACAGCGAGAATATGGACGGCCTGCCGGCCCCAGAAAAACAAATATTAAGCTTTAAGGTCATTGATTGGGTCGATGTCAAATCTGGAATGAAACATAGTTATGATTATTTTGAAACAGACAGCGAGTTCGTAAAAGAAGTTTATTTCTATCCCTCGACAAGGTTTGCAGGTTCGATAGATAGAAAAGATCTAGTTTCGGTTTCTTACTTGAAGAAATACCAGCTTGAGAATTTTGAGAACTCAGACACATATGTGAAATTCAAGATTTTAAAATTAATGAAGGCGGCAGGCATCAGGGGCGCTCGAAACGGCAAAGATTTTAATAATCCAGAAAAATACAAATATTACGCTGTGAAAATAGAGCCAAGAAAGAGAGAGGTGCTTAAAAGTCAACGCGATATTTATGAAAATACAGAGACATTAATTTTTGATTACAGACCAGAAGAAAAAATTTATATTGACTCTAAAAAGAAAAATGAATATAATGTAAAATTAAATGAGCTAATTGTAAGAAAATGAACGAAGGTGATTTAACAAAACAATTTCATTTGGCTGGAGTGGTACCCATCGCCGGCCCACCGATGGATTTCAATTTTCCATGGCACGATTGTTGTATGCCGATTGCACAAAACTATCTTGCGATAGAACGCGCAGTTGTTGAATGCGCATATGCCGGCTGCGAGACAATTTGGGTTGTCTGTAATGACGACGTACAGCCTCTTGTTCGACACCGATTAGGAGAATACATAAATGACCCTGTTTGGGCTGTTCGACCACAAGATCCAAATGAAGTTTACAAGCGCAAGCAAATACCGATATTTTATGTACCGATTCACCCAAACGACAGAGATAAAAGAGACTGCTTAGCTTGGTCAGTGTTACATGGCGCAATGTCCGCATATAGTGTGAGCAAAGGTATAAGCAAGTGGGTCACACCGGATCGTTTTTATACAGCTTTTCCATATGGTGTTTATCCCGTTGAAGATTTAAGAGAAAAAAGACGTGAGATTTCAAGTCGTGAGGGCTTTGCCTTTTCTCATCTCGGCAAGACGATTAAAGATGGTGAATATCTTGGCTTTACGTTCAACTCCGAGCAGTTTATTAAAATTCGTAAATCTTTTAGAAAAAATGCAACGGGAATGTTCAAAAACTCCACCACTGGCATTCCACAAGATAAGCTGCCAATAGAAGAAAGGTATTCAGCTAGGTTCTTCTCCCTTAAAGATGTTTTTGGAAGCTTGGAATTTGACAGCCGGCAAACACTGAAACTCCCTTGGTATCACAAAATAGACAACTGGGAAAACTATTGTTCTTTTATGTCTTCAAGCGACAGACGCAAGATTGACCGCCCACCTAAGTATATTTTGGATTATCATGAGTGGAATCCAATTGGTGAAGATAATTATATCGAGGAGAATGAATAATGGCTGGTACAATCTTAGGAGATAACACTTATATAACAGGATCTTTGGTGATTAGTGGATCACTGGTGGTCAATGAAGACGGAGACGGTTCAGCCGGCACCGGAAACACCCAGATTAAGTCGGCCAACCGTGATTACGCCATTCATGTCGATGCAGCTAACGACAGAATTGGTTTAGGCTGCTTCATAGCACCGACACACCAAGTAGAAATTCAACATGAGGGTGGTGACGGGGATCAAGGTCTTATGATAGTCCGTTATGACGGTGCGGTTTATACAAACAATCTTTTAGGCGGTGTGGGCTTTGACAATGCAGATCCTGTTGCCGGCATTCCTAGTCAGATACTTGAAGCTTCTTCTTACGTCGCCGGGTATGCTGCTGAAAACCACTCAATAACGAACAAAGGCGGCTATCTTGTTTTTGGGACTGCTAACATTGGCGATGATATGAACACTGCTACTCCCGAAAGAATGAGAATCTCTTCTGCCGGTAACGTAGGTATTGGAACAACTGCTCCTCAGAACCCACTTGATCTTTATGAGATGGGTGGCCTTGTATTGGGTATCTCAATCTTAAACAATAGTGGCGGAAGCAGCAGTACATCTTATGCTGTCACTACAAGTATGGCTGTACCAACCAATCGTTGGAAAGTTACCTTTACTGCACCAGCCAGTGGCAAGGTCGAGATTCAGTTTCAAGGCTATTGCCACTCAGATACCTCCAGTGGTTTTGACTTCTTGTACTTAGGGCTTTCCGATTCAGATACTTATAACTCACTTGGAACTCGGTATGAAAAGAAAGTTCGAGTTCCGTCAACTGACGGTGCAGGCTCTAGTCATGATATTATAACACACAGTTGGTATATCTCTGGCCTGACAGCAGGGACTTCTTACACTTATTATGTAGGAACAACAGGTCGAAACGCTAACCACACTTGGAAATGGGGAGGCACAGATCAGGCCGAATATCCGGACATTTTCATCCGCGCACTCTCGTTACCAAATACAATAGCTACAGATTAAACACTTGACTTTAAATAATTTCTGTGTTATTCTAGTACTATAAAAATAATTGGAGAACTGATTTGTCTAAAAGAATACCTTTCGCGGGGTTACACGCACACAGCGGCTTGAGTTTAAATGATGGCCTAGGCTACCCTCAAGATCATATGGATTTTGCCCTTCATAATGGTAGTAACGCTTTGGCTTTAACCGACCATGGTCACATGAACGGCCTCCCATATCAAGTGCTTCACGCTAAGAAATTGAAAGCAGATGGAGACAATTTCAAGCCTATTTTCGGTGTTGAGGCTTATTTTTTGCCCTCATTGGATGTTTGGCGAGAGCAGTATGAGAAGGCAAAAAACGAAAAAAAGAAGGTCGAAAGTGACATCTCTCTAAGTATCGAGGATGAAAAGGCTTCTAAGCAAAAAGTTACTAACATTCTCAAGAAACGTAATCATTTAATTTTGCTAGCAAAGGACCAAAAGGGTTTGAACAACATATTTAAGCTAGTTTCGGAGAGCTATAAAGATGGTAATTTTTATCGATATCCTCGAATGGATTATAACCTCCTGTCTCAGTATAGTGATGGGGTTATTGCTTCCTCTGCTTGTCTTGGTGGAGTATACGCTGGAAATTATTGGGACAATAGGGAAGAAGGCAACGAAGCTATTCTGGAGGCGATGAGGGACACAACTCTTCGCATGAAGGAAATATTTGGAGACCAATGGTTTGGTGAATTACAATGGAATAACATCCCCGAGCAGCATGAACTCAACACCTGCATCATACAGGTTTGTCGTGAGCTTGATGTTGATCTCATTTCTACTGCTGATAGTCACTATCCTAACCCTGATGCATGGAAGGACCGAGAACTCTACAAGAGAATCGGGTGGCTTGGAAAAGGAGGACTCCCAGAGTATATGTCCGCAGAACTCCCCGGAGGAGTAGAAGAAATCGGATATGAGCTTTACCCAAAGAATGGGGAGCAGATGTGGGAGTCTTATCAGAAGTATTCTGAGGCACTGGATACAAATTATGATGATGATCTTGTACGTGATTCAATCACACGCACAGATTATATTGCTAATGATCTTATTGAGGACTTTATGCCAGATAACGAAGTCCGCCTTCCAAAGTTTGTAGTTCCAGCCGGAAAGACCGACATTCAGGCTTTGACGGAGAACTGTCTTAAGGGCCTCAAAACGAGAGAACTACAAGGCAAGCAGGAATATGTTGATCGCCTGAAGGAAGAGCTTAAGGTTATTAAAGATCGTGGGTTCGCGAAATACTTTTTGACAATGGACGCAATTGCAGACAAAGCTAGTTCAGTTCAGCTTACCGGCCCCGGTCGAGGTTCCGCAGCCGGCTCACTAGTTGCTTATGTTTTAGATATCACACAAATTGACCCAATCAAGTATGGTCTTCTTTTCTCTCGTTTCCTCAGAAAGGATGCGATTGACTATCCAGATATCGACTACGATGTGTCAAATCCTATGCAACTTAAAGAGATGCTTATCGACGAGTGGGGCGACTCGACTGTTGTTCCCATCTCAAACTACAACACATTGCAACTTCGTTCTCTGATCAAAGATGTTTCTAAGTTCTACGACATTCCGTTTACAGAAGTTAATTCTGTGACGGGCGCGATGATTGCAGAGGCGACACCGATTGCAAAGAAGGCTCACGGCATCAAAGCGGGAGTTTACGTGCCGAACTTTGAAGAAGTAATGAGCTATTCAGACAGTCTTAAAAGGTTCTTGAATAAATACCCTCACGTCAAAACTCACGTCGAGGCTTTGCTTGGTCAGGTTCGATCTGTGTCTAGGCACGCAGGAGGAGTTGTGGTCGGTGAGGATCTGGATAAATGGATGCCCCTTGTAAACAGCGGTGGTGTTCGACAGACTCCATGGTCTGAAGGTCAGAACGTTCGACACCTTGAGCCCCTAGGGTTTATTAAGTTTGATATCTTGGGCCTGACGACTCTTCGTATGATTGAGGGTGCGATTAGACATGTCCTTAAAAGACACCATAACAATCCAGATCCATCATTCGAGGATGTGAAAGCATACTACGATGAGTTCTTACACCCAGACAAGATCGATCTGCATGACCCTGCGGTATACGGAAACGTATTCCACAAAGGCAAGTGGGCTGGTATATTTCAGTTTACTGAAAAGGGTGCACAAAAGTTCTGCAAAAGAGCAAAGCCAAAGAGCATCATCGACATTTCAGCTATCACTTCGATTTATCGCCCCGGACCTTTGAGCGCAAACGTCGATCAGACTTACGTTCAGGCAAAAAACAATCCGAAGGATATTTCTTATCTTCATGACATTGTTAAGGACGTTACGAAGGAAACTTATGGATATCTTATTTTCCAAGAACAGATTGCGCTTCTAGCTCATCGCCTTGGAGATAACATTTCTCTCGATGAAGGAAACACCCTTCGTAAACTACTAACCAAGAAAGGCACAGGAGATCATGAAACAAAGAAGCTTAAAATTTACAACAAATTCGTCAAAGGTTGTCTCGATAAAGGATTATCACAAGAAAACGCCGACGAACTCTGGCAAACCTTTGAGTACTTCTCAGGATACGGCTTTAATAAGTCCCACGCTGTCAGCTATAGCATTCTTAGCTATCAGTGTGCCTATCTTCTTAATTACTATCCCTCTGAGTGGATGGCAGCGTTTCTCGACAAGGAGCCAGAGAAGCGAAAAGAGCGTGCTATCAACACTGCTAAATCAATGGGATTCAGAATCAGAGGCTTAGACATCAACGCATCTGGTGAAGTTTGGGAGATCGCGCCCGAAGACAACAAGACCTTGATTCAGCCGTTGACTTCTGTAAAGGGTCTGGGTGAATCAGCGATTATGCAGATATTGAGTAACAGGCCATTTAACTCTGTCGATGAGCTTCTCTTCAACGAGAACATTACATACAGCAAGCTTAACAAGAAGGCGCTGGACGTTCTCTGTAGGTCAGGAGCCCTTGAGGATCTTCAGGATGATCGCTTCTCAGGAATGAAGCACTTTTGGTCAGCAGTCGTCTGTGATCGACCAAAGAATCCAAAGAAGTTAGCCGCGAACATTGAAGCCTATACAGATGAGGGTGACTTCACTGTTGAAGAACGCATTGTTCACCAAGCTGACTTGACTGGAGTATTCCCTCTTGACTTGGTGCTCAGCGAAGAGGTACGCGAGAGGCTAGAACTTAGAGGCTGTCCGCCCATCGCTGAATACGATAAAGACTTACAGTTGGTTTGGTTTATCCCGCGAGAAGTTATTAAACGCAAAACAAAGAATGGGAAAGAGTATTGGATTATTAATGTAATCGATTCCACAAGCAACTCGACGTCTATTAAATGTTGGGGCGTATCAAGGAGAGATAAGCTGTCTTTGAATCGACCATATGTTGCCAAGCTCGACCACAATGAGCAATGGGGATTTAGCACTCGAAGTATTTTTCACAACTTTAAAAGGATAGGATAAAATGAAAAAGAGAATAGGATTAATTGGAGCAGGAAACCGCACAATCAATTATAATTTGCCGATACTCAAACTGATGTCGGATGATTTAGAAATTGTTGGGGTGACAACAAAGTCTGGCAAACTACACAGACGTATGGATGTAACAGCACCAGTTTTCACTTCAATCACCAAGATGGTTGCGGAAACAAAACCGGATATTCTGATCATCTCAATAAAGTCAAATACCGTAACAGAAGTACTAGATGAAGTAATCAGCACAAATGTCCCCTTTGTATTAGAGACAACTGACAATTATTCAATTTACAATACAATCTCAGAGAGTGGTGCCAAAGCTGGTGTCTTAGAACAGTGGCCCTTCCTTCCGTTAGAACAATTCAAAAAAATGGTTCTGGAGTCTGGAGTATTAGGTCAGATACTTTCTGTTGAGAATGACTATAGGACATATGATTATCATGGAGCGGCACAACTTAGGAATTACCTTGCCGGCGAAACCACACCAAAGATAATTTCCCTTAAGTCCGTTGAGAACAACTACCGATCAGAATTTTATGTCGATAAGGAAGGGGAATCTAAGATGCCTGCCTTAGAAAAGATAAGAGCAAAGGTAGGTCTCTTTGAGAACGGCACCATGCTTATATACAAGTTTTCCGATAAACATAAAAACATGCCATTCAGAAAGTTTAGATCATTAAAAGTAGCTGGATCAAAGGGATCTATTATTGGAGACTGTCTTTTGGAAGGTGAGTGTGAGATATCTGTTTTAGATGATGAGGGTCTATCTCATGATTTAAAGATTGAACAAAAGTTTAAAGAAGAGATTGTCGACACTATATCCTGTGTGCTTCCAGACGGCAGGACAATCGAGTGGAAAAATAAAATTGGAGAACTCTCAGAACATCAGCTTGCAACAGCACACTTGTTTCAGGAAATGCTCATCAACGATAACATGTTTTATTCAGTTGACAACGCAATGCAAGATATGGTAGTATCATATGCAGGAGGGTAAGATGAATTTAAAATTTTATAAAATAAGAGAGGGAGCTAAGATACCAAAACGAGCGCACCCATCAGACGCAGGGATGGACTTGTTCTATTGTCCAGACTTATTACAGAACGATACGTGCATTTGGGAACCCGGCCACAAGTTCAAAATACCCGCCGGCGAAAACTGTCTGATCCCGACTGGGATCAAAGTTGATTTACCATCGGGATACATGCTGGAGGTCAAAAACAAGTCTGGCATTGCTGCGAAGAAGCAACTGCTGGTCGGAGCGTGCGTTGTGGACCCCGGATATACAGGGGAGATTTATGTGAACCTCCACAACATCGGCCATGCCGCACAAGAAATTGGCCCGGGCACAAAGATTGCACAGGCAGTATTGGTACCGATTGAAGTTTGTGAAGTTTTAGAAACGTTCACCGATCCGGCAGAAAAGAAAACTCAACGAGGCCAAGGCGGCTTCGGATCAACAGGAGAATTTTAATGGGACAATTTGTTAGACCATGGGGCACTTATGAAATCTTGCTGGACACATCCTATTGCAAGGTAAAAAGGATTATTGTTGAAAGCTCACAGAGACTGAGTTATCAATATCATCATGAAAGAAGCGAGGTCTGGACCATTGTCAGTGGCCTAGGCAAAGTAACTTTAGATGACAAAGAGCAAGACATTTCAGTGGGCGACATTGTTGAGATCCCTGCATTGACAAAACACAGAGTCGAAAATACAGGAGAAGAAAAATTAGTTTTTATTGAAATACAACAAGGGACTTATTTTGGAGAGGATGATATAGTGAGAATAGAAGACGATTACAACAGAGGAAACGCGAAATATGAGTAAATTTGAAAGAAAAATCAGAAGGCAGCAAGCAAAAGAAGAAAAGAAGCTAGCCGAAAAAGAAATGGCAACCAAGGTTGCTATGTTCGGCGAACTCGGCGAAGCTTGCCTTATTTGTGAAAAAGAATTTGACAAGACAGATAAAGAGATGGTATCATCTTGGTATGTTGTGGTCAGAGAACAAGAAAACAAAGTTAATTTGTATTGCCCTCCATGTTGGGAGTCAGCTTTGCAGAACATAAAAGAGATTCAAGAAGCAATCGCAGAGGGCAAAAATGATAATTAATGGTGATGGCACAATCAGAGGGAAAATTGAAGAGACGATATGTTTTGACGATGTTCTTCTGAAGCCTCAATATTCAGATATTAAAAGCAGATCTGAAGTTGATATTGGAAGTGATCTTGCAGGTCAACACTATTATCTACCCATTATTTCAAGCCCGATGGACACAGTAACGGAAGAAGTTATGTGCGTTGCCATGACGTCCAGAGGTGGTTTAGGCGTTATACATAGATACAACACCATCGATGAGCAACAAAAAATGATCGAGAGTCTTTATGGCCAGATTAGTAACATAGCAGTTGCCATTGGAGTCTCAGACGATTTCAAGAAACGAGCTAGTGCATGTGTTGCGTCCGGAGCATCGACACTTTGTATTGATGTAGCCCACGGACACCATGCTTTAGTCGAAGGAGCCATTAAAACTTTAAAAGATAAGTACGGCGACAACGTACATGTAATGGCCGGTAATGTAGCTACCCTTAAAGCCTTCAATGATCTAGCAGATTGGGGTGCCGACAGCATTCGAGTTGGAGTCGGCGGAGGATCCATTTGTTCGACCAGAATTCAGACCGGACACGGTGTTCCGACGCTTCAGTCGGTTTTGGACTGTGCAAAAACGGACAGAAATGCCCTTCTAATCGCCGATGGAGGCTTCAAGACATCGGGGGACGTTGTTAAAGCGCTTGCTGCAGGAGCGGATTTTGTGATGTTGGGGTCCATGTTGGCTGCGACAGATGAGTCTCCCGGAGAGACATATATTAGCGCCGATGGCAAGAGATATAAAGTGTATCGAGGAATGGCCTCCAAAGAAGCTCAGATGGACTGGAGAGGCAAGACGGCATCACTTGAAGGGGTATCAACAACCGTGCCTTACAAGGGCTCTGTGGAGCTTGTATTAGCCGAATTAGAACAGGGTATCCGAAGCGGCTTCTCGTACACAGGAGCTAGAACGCTAGCAGAACTGCAAACCAAAGCTGAGTTCATTAAACAAACCAGCGCAGGGCAAGCCGAAAGCTCAACTCATATTTTGAGGAGAAAATAATGTCCGAGATCAATTATGGAAAAGATCTTAAAAAGATTTACTTCGAGGAATTGGATAAGCGGCATGCAGACTTAAAGATTCTTTTGCATGCTGACGGCATCCGCCAAGGAGAATTCTTTAGATTAATGGTCTCTGGTTATCTTGAAAAAGACGAGAGAATTATAAGTTATGTTGAGGAACACAGAACAAAAAAGAATATTCAGAGTAAAGATAAGAGAACAAAAACTAAGAAACTACGTCAAGTAGGAAAAGAAACGACATCCAAGTTTGCTTTAGATAAAGGGGAGATCGAAAGTATATTTGATTTAATTGCAGAGGAGCATCCAGAACTATGAGAGATTGTTGTAAAGCTTGTATAAAGCAAGAAGTTTCATGCCCAGTTAAAGACTGTGAGCATTGGATAGAACACGAGGGAGACAAGAACTGTGCCCTCATTGCCATCGAAAACCATGGACGAATGACATTGCGTGAAGTTGCCGATAGAATGAAGGTTAGTTTTGTTAGAATCAAGCAGATAGAAGATAGGGCTTTGAAGAAACTAACCGAGAGTAACTTGAATATGAAAAATTATCTTTTTTACGGGAGGGATTAAAGTAATGAAAATAAAGCTTTTTCCCTCCTACAGTACTATTTATTATTGTATTTTCTCAACCACACCTAGGAGTAATAGAAATGAGTGACAAAACAAAGACCCTTAACGAGTCCACAATCCGACGCTTTATGTCGTTGAGCGGCCTTAAGCCTCTTACAGAGACCTTTTTTGATAAAAACGAGACTATCGAAGAAGAAGTCGAAGAGACCATCGAAGAAGAAGTTGAAGAGCTTGACGAAATGGGTCACGAAGTCGGCGACAGAGATGACGCCCCAGAGATGGACGACGCTCCACTTGACGCACCAGAGTTGGATGAACCAGCCGAGGAAGGTCCAGTTGGCGAAGCTGACGTAAAAGAACTTGTTGACGCAATCGCAGACGCAATTACTTCTACAACCGGTGTTGAGGTTTCCGCATCATCCGATGCTGCTCCTGAAGAGGCTCCAATGGACGACATGCCTATGGACGATATGCCTATGGACGATGTTGCTCCTGAAGAGCCAATGATGGAGACTACGGAAGAAGAGACTGTAACTGAAGATACAACAGACACTGACGAAGAAACTGTAACTGAAGAGACGGACACTGACGACGAGACTGTAACAGAGGAAACAGACACTGACGAAGAGACTGTAACCGAAGAAACAGATACTGATGAGGTTGATGAGGCTCTCGTAGCTGAGATTACCCGTCGAGTAGCTGCTCGCCTTAAGAGCGTTTCTAATCGCGAAAACATCGCAGAGAAACTTGCCGAGCGAATCTTCAATAAGCTCAGCAAGAAGGGGTAAGCTCTTCTGAGCTACGGGGGATGACAAGATGTCAGCAATGTCCCTCAAAGATCTTCAGAGGCTCAAGGTGCGAGTACGCCTCATTGAACAGATAAACTCTGATATACCTAAATTTGCAATTGAACGAAAAAGTGAAAGCCTCTTAATGAGGCTTTTGTCTTTTGTACTCTTTTTCAACAAGGATTTCATGACAGCTTATGTCTCAACAATCCATCCAAAAGTTTATGTACCAGATTGGTGGGGTTTCCAAAAGAGTCGCCAGAGGGCAGAGATAGAAATCTTGGCACATGAATATGTGCATTTGTGTGACAGAAAGAAAATGAAAAGCTTATTCAGTTTGCTTTATCTCTCACCACAGGTTTTTGCTTTGTTGGCCGTTGGAGCTTTCTGGAACTTATCGTTCCTTTGGTTTCTGCTTTGCCTGCTACCGTGGCCAAGCCCCGGACGAGCATGGTTAGAGTTCAGGGGATATAGAATGAACTTCGCTATCAACTATTGGATACTTTTGTCAGAAAATCCACAAAATAAAGAAAAGCACTATACTTTTTTAGAAAATTGTGATATAACTTGGGTTATAAAACAATTCACGGGACACGCTTATTACTTTATGTTTCCTTTTGAAAAGTATATCGAAAAGAAATTTCGTCAAGCTTTGCTAGATATTAGAGACGATAAGTTGAATGCGGAATTGTTAAAAATAAAGAGTGTGGTTTTAAATGATTGAAGAGTATAAAGAATTTATTTGGTTTTTTGCCGGCGTGTTTGCTTACAGAACCTTGGTTATGTTGTTTGCATATGGGCACATGAATGTTTTTGTAAAAAGCGTAGCAGACCAAACATTGAAGATGATGGGTACAGTAGCAGAAGACATTGGATTCATCAGAGAAACAAAGTATAAAGGTATGTCCGAGGCAGGACATTCCGATGATGCAATTAAAACAATTCGAGATATCGATGATAGGGTGTTTAACGGATGGAAGAGCATGTGTATATCACATATGTTAGTGAATTATCCACAGCCTTACAGAAGATCTTTGAAATTTGAAGATTGGGAGGGGGCGATGATAGAATTAGATCGCCTTTACAAGTATGAAAGTAAAAAGAAAAAAACATAAGGAGACAGGTTTGCCAAAATTAGAAGAAGAAACAGGGATTGATGAGGCAGCAGAGGAGTTACAACAGTTTCTTCTCTTAAACTCATCCCAACCCGAAGAAGAGCCAAGAGTTAGGATGATCAGCCTTTTTGGAGAGGTCGAAGAAGAGCGAGCCAGTGAGCTTTGTTTTTCTATGGTTGCCTTAAAAGAAATGGGAAGAAGAGAAGCGCTGGAAGATCCTGAGGATATAGATTCGCCAATCATTACAACTTATGATCCATTTACATTTAGCCTCTCTACCTACGGAGGTTCAGCCGTTGAGATGTTTGCCATCTATGATACGATGCGGATGATCAGACAAGACTGCGAGATCCACACTTTTGGATTGGGCAAGGTTATGTCTGCCGGCGTCTTGCTTTTAGCTGCCGGAACAAAAGGCAAAAGAAAGATTGGAAAGAATTGTCGCGTAATGCTCCACTCTGTCATTGGAGGCTCTCATGGATCTATTCACAACCTAGAGAACGAGATGGAAGAGATCCGATATCTTCAAGAGCAACATATTAAATGTCTCATCGAAGAGACCGATATGACAAAGCGATATTTGAATAAACTTCTCAATAGGAAGATGAATGTATATTTAACAGCAGAAGAAGCTGTAGAATTAGGCATTGCAGATGAAGTTGTATAGGCCGAATAACATTAAGGAAACTAATTATTAGCATGAAAAAGATTGACGAAGCCATAGAAAATTATTTTGCCCCAAAGGAAAAGAAACCTCTTGGAATAGACGCTCTTGTTGAGATGATCAACGAAGAGGTGTCCAAGCTGGAAGGTGTTGTATTAGAAGAAGCAGATGATGGCTCTGGCCGATTCAGTGTAACGTTGTCAATTCCTAAACTTGTTCCTTCTGAAGCTTGGGGAGACCCAAACTCTCAAAGTCGAAAAGACATCAACAAGGTCTTTGAATCGATTACAGGTGGACAAGATATTAAAGCAAGAATTGAAAGTATTAATAAGTTTCTATCACCTACATCAGCTAAAAATAAAACATCCCCGCGAGTTATCATTAATATGATGATGATCACCGAGGCACTCCAAGCTACTTTGAATGATTACAATGAGAGCGCGGCTGGTTTCGTCTTTGAGGGATTTATGGCAGCACTGACTGGTGGTAAACAAATCGCCGGCAAGATCGCAGGAACTCTTCCAATCGAAGACTTCGTAGCCTTCTCCGAGTTCGGCTCTAATGTCCCTGTTAGTCTTAAATTGCTTAGCCCAACTACTGGAGTTAAGGGAAGCTTTACAAACATCGTTGATTTCCTGTTGTATAGAAATGCGCCGAGTATTAAATATCTTGTTGCTTACAAGATGACTTCTGGCGAGAATGTTGAGAAATTAAAAGTCTTTGCTTTTGATATCACAAGAGAAAACTTTATTGATTTTATATCCGGCGTTAGCGGGAACAACTTGGATGGTGTCAATATGAATCAACTTAAGAAAGCCATGGCAGCATTTAACCAAGACCCAAGCGATGAAAACCTTGCACCACTGGCACAATTGATAATCAAAACCCGAGGCTACACCAAGAAGGGCTTCTTAAATCAAGTTGCCGCAACTGGCGAAAGAGCAAAGGAATTATCTCCAGAAGAAGAAGCTGAGAAAGAGCTTAAAAGAAAGGCCGGAAGAGAAAAAGCGTTTGCTAGAGTTGGCGCAAAAGAATTGCCATCCGACGTCAATGAGAACTTGGATACCCTTTTGGAACAACAAATGTCAGACAAGTCAGATCTTACACTGAACGAGACCTTTCATTGGATTGAAAAGCAGACCTTACTAACAGAGTCGGCAGAAAGCCAATGGGAAGCATCTTGGCCTCAGCTAGAGAAGACTGCCCAGTATACAAACTTGCAAAGCTTCGGAGAGTTAGACCTTTCCCAGAACAACATTAATGCTCTGGTTCAGATCTACTCCAAGATTATAACTGGCGGACTTAAGATTCTTCTGGAGTCGACTAAAAGTCTGACCGAAAATGTTGGTGAGTATTACAGTGAGAAGTCCAGATCAAAGGCTCAGGCATCCGGCAAGCAAGCCGAAAGAGATGCTGAGAATGTCACCACCGCACTCGAAGAAGATCCAAGATTCTCAGAAAAAGACACAGAATAACAATTTAGCCCTTTACTTTTTTGTGAAAGTTGTTATAATAGATACACTAACAACTAGAGGTTTAAATGTCTAAAACATACTGTTCCGATTCTTCACTTCATGAAGGTATACTCAGGGGTGTCAACACTCTTGCGGACAACGTTGCATCAACACTTGGTCCACGAGGCCGCAATGTGATCTTGCACAAGAAGGGTTCCCGCCCTATCATTACAAAGGACGGCGTGACCATCGCTAAGTTTGTAGATCTCGACGATCCGTTTGAGAATGCAGCAGTACAAGTTATCAAACAAGCTTCATCGCAGACAAATTCAGTTGCGGGCGACGGTACAACGACAGCTACAGTTTTAGCCCGCGCAATCCTTCAGCAAGCTCAAAGATATCTTAAGGCAGGAGCTTCTCCTGTAGAGCTTAAGCGCGGCATCGATAAAGGTGTTGCAAAGATTGTAGAGAACATAGAAGACGCCTCAAGGCCGATCATGAGCGAAGAGGATATTGCCCACGTTGCAACCATTTCAGCAAATGGAGACAAAACAATCGGAGAACTTATTGCCACAGCGATTGATCGAGTCGGAAAGGACGGATCAATTACAGTTGAGGAGGCACGTTCAGTAGAAACTTCTTTAGATCTTGTTGAAGGGTTCCGCATTGATTCCGGATACTTATCTCCGCAATTCATCAACGACGAGCGCAGAGGTGCTGCCAAATATGATGACGCTTTTATATTAGTTACAGATGAACAGATTGAAGCGGTCGAACAGATTCTTCCGGTACTAGAAGTGGTATCAAGAGAGGGTCGACCTCTTATTATTATTGCTGAAAATGTAGAAGGCCAAGCTCTTGCTGCCCTTATTATGAATGCACTCCGTGGAACGATGAAAGTTGCCGCCGTGAAGGCCCCTAGATACGGCCAAGAGCGCCGAAACATCCTTAAAGACCTCGCAGCATCAATCGGAGCAACATTCGTCTCTAAGGAGAACGGAGCCAAGTTAAGAGATACGAAGCTTGAAGACTTAGGTCGCTGCAAAAGCATTGATATTACTAAAGGAATTACAACGATTATCGACGGCAAAGGTGACACAGACGAAATTGAAAAGCGCATGAAAGCTTTAAAAATTGAATTAGAACAAACGGACTCAGTTTATGAATGCGAGCGTATCCAAGAGAGAATTACTCGTCTTGCGTCCGGCATCGGAATTATTCGTGTCGGCGGTCTCACAGAAGTTGAGATGATTGAAAAGAAACACCGCATTGAAGACGCCCTAGAGGCCGTTACATCCGCGCAACAAGAAGGTGTGGTTCCCGGTGGGGGCGTAGCTCTTCTGAGGGCGACACGAGGCATACAAGTCGAAACTGAAAATGAAGATCAAGAGTTAGGAGTTAAGATTGTACTCGAAGCAGTGAAAGCACCTCTTCGCCAAATGGCTGAAAATGCAGGCGAGTCCCCAGACTTGATTTTATCTCTTGTTCAGACCGCAGATGACAACTTAGGTTGGGACTTCGCAAATGGTAAATTAGTTAATATGGTGGAACAAGGGGTTATTGATCCTGCCAAAGTTACAAGAACCGCACTTCAAAATGCCGCTTCAGCAGCATCTACATTATTAACTACAAATTATGCGATTGTTGAAGTGTAAAGATTCGTCGCGAAACTAGTTATATGCAGAACCTTCAAGGGGCCTATATTGTGAGTGATGATGTAAAAACACCTTTTAATTCTAATTTCCGAGATACTTGGAATCAGATTGTAGAACTTAATGGAAAGATCGAAAGATTGATGGATTCCATTGAGTCTATGAAAGAAAAACAAGAGGAAATGGCCATTGGAATTGAAAAAATTAAAGAAGCTGTGTATAATCCAGACCAAGGAATTTACGCTCGATTGAGAGAATTGGAAAACTGGAAGAGTTCCTCTTCAAAAGTCATTTGGATGCTCGTCGCTAGCATTGTTGGATTATCAACTGCTGCACTTTGGGCACAGATTGTGGCTGGGGGATAATCGAGGTTGAAAAATGTCTTCGTACCTTTACTATAAGAGCTATAAAAAAGTTCATAAACCAAAAATACAGGACGAAAGCATACCTTTACTTATCAGAAGTTTGATTAAAGACGCACCTACATCGGATGCAAAGTCGTTTTTAGAATCTTTGATGAATTATTATCACGCTTATGACGGCTTAACTCCAAAACAGATGTCAGCACTTAAGGATATTGAACTTTCTATTGTAGAAAGAATGTCTAGTGATCATGAAAAGTGGGTTAAAGAATATAATGATGAGAAGCGAAAGGTCGCAAAGGTTTGCGCACATTATTATGCAGCCCACCCTCCATACTATGAGTCGCTTATTAAGAATATTTTAACAAATCCAGATTTTGTCCCTACAAAGAAGCAATTTATCTCCATGTGTCAGAATGTTTACACAAAAAAGGTGTTAGCTGCAACAAATGACGACCCAGTTTATGCAAATGGTCAGCTTGTTCAAGGAAGAAAGACAGCGCCAAAGCAAATCTGCAATAAGTTGTGCACGGTTGTGGCGTCAAATGACCGCCCTGTGACTTCTGCTGCAAAAGGATCGAAGACTTATCTGGTTTTACCAGTTGGGGAAGCGTCCCCAATCGAGTGTGAAGAAAGACACTTGAAAAATTTTAAAAAATAGACTTGACAAAACGTTAAAATTGTTATATAGTTATCAGAGTATAAGGAGAAAATAATGAAAGTTACTATACAGACAACTCATGAGTTGGAGACAGTTCCAAAAAAGGTTGCAGGAATTGTTGATGAAGCTGCCGAAAGCCTAGAGAAGCTCGTCTTGCCGGATCTTGATGAATGTTCTGGTATGTTAAAATACTCAAAGGACATGTCTGATATTTCTAAGGTTTTTGATAAGATTACGAAAACGAAAGAGAATTTCATTCAAGCCGCTGAGACACTCGATGACTGTCTGCAAATTCTAATGGGTTATGGCAAGGTTATAAACCAGCTTTCGCAAGAGGCGAACAAGCAGTCAAATACAGTTGAGCCCACAGTTGACCAAATCTTAGAAGAGATAGAAGCGGCTGAAGAAGAGGTTGCTGATGAGGGACATTAAGGTTGGAGATCTGGTCTTCCTGCCGGCAGACGTGACATTGTTGCGGCATTCGGATCAGCCACGCGCCTTTTGTAGAACGAAGGTTCCAAGGCACGTCCTTGTACTAGAGACGACGACAAATCCAGATTATTACACAATCTTGTATGATGGGGATAGGTGGTCTGCCTATAAGAAAGATATATATCCGATTGTTGAAAAGGAGGTTATTAACAATGGTAGTTAAATTTGTAGAGGTTTTTGAATCGACGAAGGTCCATTCAAACGATATCAATAGAACATTTTCGTTGAGAGAAGTATTTGTAAATCCAGAACAGGTTGTTTGTGTGAGGTCTGATGTAGATGTGCACCAAAAGCTTCAAGAAGGATATATGCCCGAAGGTCTAGACCCTAGACAAGAATTTTCCAGAATCTACCTTAACAGAGGTCAAGCTGGATTAGATATTATTGTCGTTGGAAAGCCCTCGATCATTGAAAAGGAATTAAAAAAGAATTATAAACAAGTTTTGAAGGGATAAATGTTTGTAAACAAGAAATACTGGATATCTCCAGAAATGCTCGAACATCAAATCTCAGAAATTGTTGCCATCAAGAGATTGATAAAACATTTAATCAAAGACAACGTTGATAAAGATTCCGCTTGGAAGTCAGACCTGTTGCCTTCATTGTTTGAATATCACACATATACTTATCAAATGGTCCAGTTCTTAACAGAGTTGTTTCTTGGCAAAAAGAAATATAATCCTGAATTACAGAAACAAGAATACTTGATCGACGAAGCTCAGAGTCTTTATTTAAAGAGTCACACTTCTTTATTACGAATCATTGACGCCGATTTAAAACATAAGCATGGAATATCGGTTACGATTCATTAAGAAATCAACTAGTTAGTTAGGTACAAATTGTATGGAGAGCAGGGCATGAAAGAAACAAGAAAATGGCTTAAAGAAACAATAGAAAAAGAAATTGCTTTAAGACAACCAGCAGACATAAGTCAACCAGTGTATGACGGTGACCAATTCAAGCAAGTACTCGTTGAAGAAATTCAAGATTTTTTATCTGAAGCAGTTGAAGACGATGCCGAACGACAAGGACATCAAGCAAGAGTAACTCAGGTTTATGAAGTCCAAGCTGCTCTTGTTATTAAAGACACGGTGAAGATCGATGATGTATATACAGAAATTCGAGCCATCGATGGTGTAACTATTGTTTCCACAGCAGTTGAGAAAAGAATTTCTGGACTTTCACGAGAGAAATCGTTAATCAAAATTAAGTTTATGAAGGGCAACAACTCCTTAGAACATTATGTCTCTCTTTTGACAAGAAGTATCTTAAGGGTTAATGGGGTGGTTAACGTCAAGTTACTGGCAGCGAGGAAGCTGGCCTCTTAATGAAAAATCTTTTAGAATCTTGGAAAGACTATTTGAATGAATCAAATGGCGGTACGATACTTGCAATCTTCGGCCCCTCGGGCTCTGGTAAATCCAGACAAAAGAATATCTTTAAGCAAAATGGTTGGGGTGAGATAGTCTCCTTTGTAACCAGACCTCCAAGAGGCGACACTGATGCAGAGTATGAGTTTACAACAGAAGAAGAATGGAAATCAGAGTTTGAAAAAGGAAACCTACTTAACACAAACGAATACGCCGGAAATTTTTATGGCACAAAAATCTCAGATTTTCGAAATGCAGATAAGACCATATTAGTCACTGATATTACTAATGTTGATGGATCTCGCGGAGAGCAAGATCTAAACAATGTTGCAAGGCGATTAGGCAAGAGATTAGTTTTAATATTCTCAGCCCCACCTGCAGAAAAAGAATTAATTAGAAGACACCAGCAAAGGCTGGACTCAGAAGAATATTCTGGACCAGAGGAATTTGAGGAAAGAGTGCGCCAAGCTCGTGAAGAAGCGAACACCATGCAGGCCAAAGTAAATGGGCTAAGTGCTGAAGTTCATACTATTTATAGTGACGAAGAAGCTCAAGAATTAGCGAGGACTTTGGTGTGACTAATTTTAATAAAATATGGAAGAACTACATTAACGAAGAACTTCTCGTTGAAAGCCGCTACACCGATGCATTAGCTTACGCTCAGAACTTTAACAAAGGCGCGAAGCAATTCAGAGTTAAAGATGTAATTGACCAGATGTCAGCTACACAAATTGAGACCCTGAAGGACGGTGCAGCCAGAGCAATCGACTATGTTAGAGAGAACGATCCAAGCGGAGATAACAAATATCTTATGTGGGTTGCCCGCTACATTCGAAAAGATATAATGAGAAGGTTGCAGAAGTACGGCAAG